ATACAATTCGTAACATTCAATCACTTGATTTACCAGGTGTAACAAGAAGAAGCCAAGCACTTAGATTTGCACAATATCAGATTGCTGCTTCAAAATATCAACGCAGAAATGTTACTTTTACCACTAGCACAGATGCTTTAACTTTAGCTCCAGGCGACGTCATTTCAGTAGCTCAACAACAATCTGGAATTGCTTATGGATATAGTGGAAAAATTAGTGCTAATTCAGCAGTAGCAGAAGTAGCTAATAGTAATATATTTTTAGAGCATTTTACTTCTCCTTCTCTTTTGACAACTAATTTTACAGCGAATACAGGTGCTTTGGCATTAAGGATTGTAAAACTAAATGCAGATAGAGTAGACTTATATTTATTAAGTAATACTGAATTTGCCCTTTCTAATGTTGATGTATCGACAGGCTTTGATAGAGCAGAGGTAAATGTTATTGCTCGTTTTAATAATAAAACTAAATCCTTTGAAGCAATTTCTAGTTTCGATTCTGCTGATATAGCTCCCTCAAAAGGAGATTTGTGGAGTTTTGGTGAAATAGCTAACGCTGAGCAGTATTACACTAGTAAAGCAGGAAAACTTTTTAAAGTAACGTCAATAGATAGAGAACCTGATGAAGAATCTGTTACAATAGGCGGTATTGAATATATATCAAATGTTTATGTAGATTCCGATACTTTTATTGATTATACTCCAACAGCTTATACTGACATCATATCTCCTCTATCACAACCACCTGCTCCTGTTTTTAACTTCAAAGCTGTTTCTAAACGAAGATTAGATGGGTCAATTAGAGTAGACGGTGAACTAGAATTAAGAAATGAATTAATAGGTTACAATCAAGATTTAAGAACAGAGTTTTTTATATCTAAGCCAGATGTAGCAACTAAAGTGATGAATACTTTTACACAATCAGGAGTATTAAATATTGTAGCTAATGAAGATATAAATAATTCAGTTCCTGCTAAACTAACTGGAAAAAATGGTTTCTCTGGGCTTGCAGGAGAGATTAGGTTACTCTGTACTGGAATCACTACTGTAGATACTGAAGGAGGTACTCTTGATGGTAACGTTGAACTAACTCTAGAAGGGCTTAATGGAGCATTTGACGAAAACTTTTATAAACACGTTTTAGAAGTAAATGATGATACTGCAATATTTAATAATTTAAAAGGCACAGATTTTATTAGTGTACCTGTCAGAGAAAAAGCAAGCATTCAGGGAACTGAAGATTTTCCTGGATTTGCTGGTGACATCATTGAATTAGCTATAAATATAGCAGATTTTGATAAATCTCTTAACACTGTAAAGTTTGAAAATACGCTAACAGGTTCTTTGAATTTTATTGATGTGATACCAGCCCCACCTTTTTACATAAAACTAAATCAATTATTAGATTCTCGTCACTATGCTAATAATAGTTTTTATGTCGGAGGTTCTGAAATGGTATTCTCTAATACTGGCGATTTAACTTCTGGTGTTGTTAATGATATACCCCTTATAGTTGAACCAAGAAGAGCAGGGTTTGTAAAACTTTTTATTGATGGGATAGAAAAATCAGCTTCTCAATATACCGTCAACTTAAACTCTGATAATGCAAGAGATGCAAATATTAACTATACTCCGTTAACAGGAGAGACTAGTTATAGAACAAAGATTGACCATTATACGGTTCCTGCAATTGAACTAGGAGATAATGTTGAATTAGCTTTTAATAATACCTACAGTGTTGTAAACACTTCTTATGACCCTGCAAGTCCTACTTATAATGCATATCTTACTGCTAATTCGATGTATAGAATTGAATTAGCTACTACACCTACTATTAATGCAATAGGTTTTAGTTTTACTAATATCTCACAAGACCCTACAGGAAGTTTAGGAAATATATCAGGTAATACTGCTACTGTAGACTATAATCAAACTAACATTCCAGGAACGTTTAATTTAGGTAACAATAGAATTTATAATATAGAAATAGGTGGTGAATTTGAAAAAAGTTTTCTTTCTGAAAATTTAGTGATTGAAGATCTTCAACTAGGAACTACTTCTGTCAGAGCAAGAAATAGAAATGCATTAGGAAGACTAAGTGCAACTACAACTAAATCTATTACTGTTGCTGACATACCTATTCAAAAAGTAACTGGCTTAACTATCATTGAATCTTTATATCGTGAACAAACTGGAGGCGTTGCTGTAAGAACAACTTGTTCTTTTAACCATATTTCTGGACAACAAGTAACTGATTATGAAATATCTTATAGACTAGATAATATTGATAATATTGGCACTGATGATGGAGGAGGTGACTTAACTTCTTTTAATACTGTAAAAGTTCCTGCTACGGGTGTTGACGATGATGGTAAAATAAGATTTACTGTGAGTGGTATTAACAGAGGAATTAGTAGTGATACTAATCAAATCTTTTTTAGAGTCACTCCATTGAATAAATCTATTAGAGGAGTTACTGCTACTGCTAATAAATCTATAGTAGGTAAGACAGCGAAACCTGAAAATATCTTTAACTTTACTGGCGGTCAAAATACAGATCAGATAACTTTGTTATGGCAATATGAAAGATCAGCAAATGGAGATTTACTAGACTTAGACTTAAAAGAAGTAGTCATTAGAAGGGCTCCCGGAGCTATTTCTGCGACAGTTGAAAATTTTGTTGCTTCAGAACCTTTAGTTACTGTTTCAGCAGGAACTGCAAGAAAATCTGTTCCAATTGATACTTTTGGTGAGTTCACCTACTTAGCTAGAACACGAGACACTAGTGGTAATTTAAGCGAAAGTGTTGTTGGTATTACTCTTACTACTACAAGACCTGATAGATCAACAGTAGTTGCAGCATTCAATGAAGATTCTCCTTCAGTGGACTTTACTGATATAACTAATACTAACGCAGGAGAATCAAATTTTCCATCTTTTACAGACTCTGTTACAGGGGGAACTGTTGTAGCTGACGGTAACCAAACTGATAATTCTAACGGAACTAGTTCTGGTTTTTCAGCTATTGGAGGTTCTCCTACTGATTTATTAGCGATCGATGATGCAACTTATGTAACTAAAATTAGAGATTTTGGAGCTACTGTAACTGGCGCAGTGTTCGTAGATTTTGAGTCAAGTCAAGAAATTAAACTAACGTATAATGACCTTTTTACGGAGATTTTGTCTGGCGTAACTGATGCTGATGCTCCTAACTCTAATGTACTAAAAGAAACTGGTTTTGGAGGAATTGGCCATGTGCTGGGTGTCTCAAACGCCTCTGTCGTAGATCCTAGATTTGACGCAAATAACCAAACCTTTATGAGTGGAGGAACAAGTGGTAATGTTTTTGCAATTTTAGATACAGGTAAGTTTACAGGCAATGCAACTGCTATTACAGCCATTACTAAAGCTTCTACTGCTCGAGTTACAACAACAGGTTCTGAACATGGAATTGATACAACGTCTGCTCCAGGAACAAGAGTTATTGTACATGATGTTCAAGGTATGACTGAAATAAATAATAGAGAGCTTTTTGCAAAACGAATTAATGGAACAACTGTAGATTTATTTACAGACTCAGGGCTTACCACTGGTTTAGACTCTACTGCTTTTACTACTTTTACTAGCTCAGGAGTGTTAGACGAAGGAGACTATTCAAACGCTAATTCTTATGCATTGATTGCTGGTACTATTGATGCTGACGAAATTGAGTTAGGAGCCTCTTTTTTTGCTAATGGAGATCCCACTGGTTCTAATGCTTTTGCAAACGTTACTGTGGCAGGTAATGCTTACAAACTTGTTAACTTCACTCAATACTCTGATACAGGAGCATCAGAAACATTTGCAGGAACTTTAGGTGCTGTTTCTTCTCAAGTACTAATTAGAACAACAACTGCTGATAATACTGCTCTTTATGCTTCAACAGGAACCAACGATAGGGCTGAAGGGGACGTAGACATTACCCAATTTGTAGGCTCTTCTGTTAATGAGGGTTTTCAAACATATCAAGCTGGTTCTCGAACCTTCAGACAGTTCCAATTAAAAATTATCTTAAACAATTCAAAACCTAATGAATTTGACTTTACAATTGATAAATTTAGGTATAGTATAGAAAAAGATACCGTAACTTTTACAGATACAGCAACTTATGATGGCGCACCAAAAACTGTTTCATTTGCCTCAGCAGGATTTTTAAATAGGCCTGTTATTTCCTATGCAGTCTTAAGTCAAGAAGATGCAGTTGCTAATCCTGCTATAGCTGTTACAACAGCTGCTTCTAATCAGTCTGCTACTTTTCGCTTAGTCGCAGCTGACGGCACAGGTGAATATAATGCTAATAGTACTGCTACAGTTATGGTAACGGCGATAGGAGTATAAATGTCATTAGTAGATTCAAATACCTACATTGAACCGACATCGGGAACGTCTTTAAATAGTGCACGATCTCAGTTCAATAACGCAATTCGTTCTCTTTTAACTAATTTTAGATCATCTTCAACACCTTCAACTACTAATATAACTGCATCAGGAGATGGAATAGGTGAACAAGATGGTATGCTTTTTCACATGGCTAACTCAAATGTGTCTGCACTATATATTTCTGATTCAACCCATAAAAAATCTTCTGAGGTTGGAGGAAATTTTACAAGAGTAGGTATCGGTGCTAGAGTAGAGAATGGTATCGTGGCTATGATGGCTAACGTTACTCACTATGAAATTGGAGAATTAACAACCACTGTTAGTGCAGATGTCGGGTTAGCAGCGAACGCTAGACTTTACTTAGCAAAAGGTAATGCAGGAACTTCTGCTGATTTTATCGATGTTGGAATACCACCGACTAATGGCTCTGTTGTAAATACCATGATAGCAATTGGAGGTGTTACTGCTGATAGAATAAATTTAAACTCTCCGATTTCGATAAATGGCGCAATACCAGCAATTACTTCTTCACCTGGCAATAGACAAAATGCTCATTTAAAAATAAGTTCAGCAGCTGGTACAAATACGGCTATATTACTTGGATCAACTGATACTACATCAAATGTATCATTAGTAAAACTTGATGGAGGTGTAGCTGAAGATGCAGGGTTGAACATCTTTGATCAAAACAATAAATATGCTCCAGTATCAGCTAATTTAGTATCACAATCTACAATTCAAGGCACAGATACTGATGTAGCTCCTTTATTACCTGCAGGATCTGTGATTGCTTGGCCAAGCACTACTATACCACCAGGTTGGTTAAGATGTAATGGTTCTGCAGTAAATAGAACTACCTATGCAGCTCTGTTTGCAATTACTAGTACAAACTATGGAGTTGGTGATGGTTCTTCTACTTTTAATTTGCCTGATACAAGAGACAGAATGATCGCTGGAACTGGTGATAACAATGGTTTAGGTTCTCAAAACGGGTCATTATCCGCTGCGTCTAAAGTAACTACAGATTCAGGTACAGCAGGTATTACCCCAGGTACAGTAGAAGTGTCTATAGGAGCTAAAGATGCAGGCGGTATAACTGTTGTAAACGCAGTAACTGCAACTGGTCATACTCATGGAGTGACTATACCTACATCTGTATTAACATATATTATTAAAACATAAGAGGGAAATTATGAAATATATAAAATTTAACATCGATGAAATGCACCAAAGTATGGTGTTTTGTGAATATCGAGATTTTACAACCGGTAAAGGCCCGATGATTACTCGTGCTTTTCCACTTGATTTAATTGCAGAACACGAACCAAAAATTAGTGAGTTAGTTGAAGGTAATATTATTGGTATTTACTATGAATTAAAAGGTTCTGTCGAAATTAAAGAAACAATTTATTTAGATACTGTGGAGTCAATCAATGACGACAATGTAACCTGGATTAAAGAATTTGTTGAGAAAGCGTGTATTAAAGAACTGTGGGATGAACTACTTAAACCACCTACTGTTGATCAACAGGTAGAAGATTTTATTAAGGAATTTTTTGATGAAGATGAAAATAAAGAAGATCCGCTCGAAAAGAAAGACTTTCTTGCTGAATTTTTTGCCGAACTAGAAGAAGAAGATAAAGAAGAGACTGTCTCTACTAAGGAGTAATAATGTCATTAACAAGAATTACAACAGGAGTCATTAGTGCTAACTCAGTATCTGCATCTAAGTTAGCTAATAATACTGTTACAGGCCGAAATATACCTAATAAAACTATTGAGCTTAGACATTTAGCTGACGACGCTAATAGTACAACTACTTTAAATACTATTCAAGCTAATATAAACACTGTTACAGCTAATGTTGATTTGGTACAGGCTAATGTTAATGCACAAACTACTAATGTAAACATAGTTTCTGCTAATGTAGGTAATACTGTCGCATTTACAGCGAATGTTGAGGCTCGTCGAGTAGCTAATATCGCAGGAGCTATAAGCAACGTTCTTACATCAGACTTAACTGTTTCAAGAGCCTTAATATCTGATGGTTCAGGAAAAATTGAAGTATCTGATGTTACATCTACAGAACTTGGTCATTTAGACGGAGTTTCCTCAGCGATTCAGACACAAATAGATAATTTAGAGACTAGACGTGCTGCTAACTTAGTTACCGCTACATTCAGTGATGATGTTATTATTACAGGTAACTTAATTGTTAATGGAGACACTACTACAGCAAACTCTGTAAATATGATTGTTCAAGACCGTATGCTCATGTTAGCAAACTCAGCTACAGGTGCACCGGCTGCTGATGTTGGTTTCTTATTTAATCGTGGTAATCAAGGTAACGCAGCATTTTTCT